CTCCTACAAATATTGGTGCCCTTATCTTAAGAGCATCGTTATGAGTGGGGTAACTAGATACCGCCGGGGGCAGCCTATGGGAGCGCTGTCCTCGTGGGCATCTATGGCACTGGTGCACCATTCGGTGCTCCAGTACGCAGCGTCCAAGTGTATGAAATTCCCTTTCTGGGACTATCGTATACTCGGAGATGACATAGTCATCGGAGACAAGGCGGTCGCCATGTCTTATCTAGAGGTTTGTAAAATCCTAGAGATCCCTATTTCCCTTCCTAAGTCCCTTCAATCGCAAAATGGATTCTTTGACTTTGCCAGTCAAATACTCCAATATATGCGTAACTTCTCTCCCATTTCTTTGAGAGAGGAGCTATCGGCTTACTCCCCTAGTAAGCGAATTGAGATGGCTCTAAGGTTGGTACGTAGAGGTCTTGTGGATTTCTCGAAACCTAGCTGGTTTTCTGACTATCTGAAACTGGTTGTGCCGAGCACGGTCTACAAGCAAGTTGTAGATGCACGAAAGTTAGGAAAGTTAGATGCAGCTGCCAAGGCAGTCTTATGTCAAACCATGGGAAACCTGGAGATCGAACCTCAAAGATTCGGTCTCTTCGGTTTGCCACGGGTCACGATAGTTGATTCCATCAAGGCGATTTTGCCTACGATGAACATCTTTCGGACAGACTTTAAGACTTCCCTTGGACTAGGAAGTGATAAGACAAATGAGGCAGCAAGATCAATTGCCTGTGAGGCAATTTGCTACAAAGCAAATTACGTCTACGGCAAGTATCTTGAGCTTAGACCACTTCTTCGGAAGTGGGCCCAAGCTACCTCAGATGCTAATCGTTCGACTCTGATCTGGGAGGAGCTGAAGCCAGATTTGAAATACCTGGCCAAGCTCTTAACTTGTTTTCCAACCATCTCGGATAAACTGGCTGTTTATACGAAATGGGAAGAGAAATATCGTCGACCACTGAAGACGATACAAGTTTGTTCCAGATTGGGGGCTATGCCTGCCGACCTCCTTGAACACACATGTGAGTCAACGCTCGATGAGCTTTGGCAAACTGTGTGCCAGGCAGAGGCGGAGCTTATGGTCAAACCAGACATGGTTCTTGGGGTTGAACCAGTCGTGACTCCAGTAAATATACTGAAGCCAACGGCAAGAGAGATATATGCTTCTGAGAAGTTTTACTCTCGTCTGGGGGTGTGGTCGGAACTTGTTGGTCTCATAAGTTCAGACGAAGCGCTGATCCTAGGGATACCAGGTCTTCGATTGTCCGGGCAGTCTTCAAAACTACCCTTTCAACCGACCAAAAGGGACAACTCCTCCGGATAGGTTAATCCGGATAAAGCTGGCCACAGTGAACGGC